TCGGCTTTGTGGTATCCAGATTCTGTCTGCCCTGAAGCATCAATTGCAGATTCATCTGCTTTGTCTGAATCACCAGCGCGCGATTTGTGAATGTCGCTGTGTTGTCTGGCGGATCGTTCGGCGTATATGCAGACCACGTGATTGCATCGATGATGTCTCGCACTGGCGTATCGCTGCGCCACACGAGAAAGTCTGGAGATGCTGCTGCGTTATAGGCTTTTGCAATTTCCACATATCCATCATCATTTCGCGGGATGAGCGAAAGCACTGGATCAGCAATTACATCCGATCGCAATACAGCCAATTGAGCGGGTGTCATGCGAACCTCACTAACCCAGTGCTGGAGTCATTTGTCGGCATGGTAAGCGTGAAGTTACCTGCTGTAACGGTCTGTGAGCCGAATGTAAACACACCGATATTGCGGTTTGTATCGGTAGTGCTATAGATCATCACAGCATCGAATGCAGTTGACAGCGTCACGGTGGTCCACGAAATAGATGCGCTCGGGGTCCAATACGCCGTGGTGCTTGTCAAGCCTGCCGTATTCGCATTCGTGACGCTTGCGCCTCCAGCCGTGTAATTTGTACCAGATACCTCACCAGTCGCGGTATATGCCGTGTTTGTAGGCCCGGTCGTCGCAGATGCCAGATAAAGCGCGCCCTTCAGCGTCTTTCCATCTACTACTGCGCTAAGTGCGGCCTGCTTTACCGTGCCGGAAATGCCTTGTGTATTTGCCATGATTTACCCTTATACAAAAATGCCCTGCTCAATTGATGATGCGATCCCTTTTTTAATATAGACGTGCGCCGACTCTTTAACGACCTCGCCCAATAACAGATATCGCTCCACAAACTTAATGCTATCTTCGGAATCAATCCATTCTGTCTCATATTGAAGTGATGAGATGGGCAGATTCCCTTTTACGGTATAGATCAAAGACTCATTCATCATTTGCGGATTCCTCTTTTTCTTTCATTGTCAGCATTGAAGTCGCGCCGATAGCCCTGCCATCTGGTCCACGGTGCACATTAATCTGTCGTGGCGCGCTCATCGCATCGGCCATGTCCTCAATAGCGTCTACAGTGAGGCTCTGGAGTTGCGCCACTGCCGCTGTGTTTTGCTGGATAGCATCTACCATTGCTTGCTGTGACTGCCTTACCACCTCCGCCAGTGCATTCATCGCTTCCTTACTGTTGTCTTCTGGGTCTTGCGTTTCGGCCTCTCTCATCGCAGCTTCATCAGCAGCATTGCGTTCTGCCTCCAATTGCAGCTCAAGTGAGGCAATCTTCTGCGCCTGCATTAGCTCTCGCTTTGCAGCGTCTAGGTCGGCCGCCTGTTTACTCAAATCAGCCTGAGCAGCTTTGATTTCAGACATGGCCATTTTGGCGTGGTCCTGCACCGCATTTGATTTGTCGGCGAGCTTTCCTTGTAGGTCTTGAATGACTGATCCAGCCTGGTCCATTGCCTGCGACATCTGCTTAATTTGATACTGCATCTGTTGCATTTGAGCCTTCACGGCCGCAGGAATATCGTCGGCTTCTTCCTCCGAATAGACCTGCTGCACGTTTGGCGGAAGCAATGCGATAGCTACCTTGGCGATCTTGTCGGCCTCTGGCATGTCGTTCAGCTTCACGAGCAATGGGGCCAATGCTGCACCTAGCGCTGGATTACCTTGGCTAATCTCCACCAATCGCTGGCTTGCCTCTGTTCTCATTGAGGTATAGCTCGGGCCGATCTTGACGCGCACGTCATAGGCCCCGATGCTCGGATTAATCGCAATCACCTTATTGCCGCGTTTTGCAGCGGCCATAGGCATTTCTGGCGAAATCATGATGCTCGATTGCTCGCCATCCTCCCCAAGAATTTTGGCCTGCCTCTCTGTGTCGTAAATCTTCGGGATCATGTCCACGATGATTCGACCCATGTGCTCCATTGACCTTCGAAGGTTATCGATGTAGTGGAAATTGGCCGTATCCCCCTCTCGCTGGTCTGCCAACTTTGCTCGACCAGATACTGCATTCGACTGCTGCCCAAGATTGCTCTTGTACATGCCGACTGCTGCCTCCATAGCGGAAACACCAAGTTGCGCCCCGTTCGCATATGCCGCAGGGAACGATGGTGGAGAAAGCCTGATAGGCGGCGCAATAGGCTGCCCGGATTCATCCATGTCTTCATACGTTAGCGCAGACGGATTCCCGGAATTCAGCTTTTGCCACTCCTCCTCGTGGCCTTCCATTGCCCGCGAACTCAATAGGAATGGCGCTTTTGGCTGACTCATCGTCACTTCAGCCAAGGCTGACATCTCGTAATTGTGGAATCTCTGCCCGTCCATCAGTCGGCGAACCATTCCGCAGAGATAGCGCTTACCGTCTACCCAAAGCTCATACCCGAGCACTGGGATAAGTGGCACCCACTTGCTCGGGAACACGGTCCCTTCGAGCACTTCGCACCCGCTCAATTTGTACCACTTCACAACTCTATTGACGGCCGTGAAGGTATCAGTCACCTGAGGATTAAAGCCAATTTGCCGCGCTGTCTGCCAGTATTCAGCCTCCGAAACCACCATCCGGCCGCCATCTGGTCCAGCAATGGCAATGCGGCTTTCTTTTTCCTCTACAACCTCAAAATACTCTGCCACTCGCACGGAGTCTTCGCCCCACCACCCGGATGAATCCCATGTATCCTTTTTTGCATTCGGAAACATGCGCTCAAAGGCTTTTGTCGTGATGGTGGATTCATGAAATCCCCACATAGCGTCTGATCCATCAGGCTCGATGGAGTTTGTATCGAGGCGACAAGCAAGCGGATCATGTACGCGCTGGACAACGATCTCTTGCTCGTTCGTTTCAGGCCGAATAATTTTCGGAGTTACGCGGAGGTACCCAATACCGACGCGCGCCGACAACTCAATAGCCGTGTCATACGCAATACCGGCACGTGACACATACTCAATGTGGCGAATGACTCCATTGAGCTGTTGCGCCACTGCAATATCAGCGTTTGAGTCAGCTGGCAGCACCTGAATGCTGGGCTTATTCTGCCGAGCATCGTTCACAATCTGGCTGATGAATTGATTTGTGCGGTCAAGCACAAGCATTGGGCGGCCTTTTCTGGCCGTTACCGCAACGGGGTCCCATTGCTCTGGGTTTGCTGGATTGCTAAAGCGCAAATCCTCTCGGATGCGCTCATCCTGCTCGCGGCTGGCGTCTACCGCGTCTGAATATCGCTCTTTCGCGCGCTGGAGAATGTCCTGATTTGCCATCGTGAGCACGTAAGTTTGTGCTCACTATATATCAAATCAACTAGCCATCCAACTACCGGATGGAATGTATATCCGCCTTTCCTTCTTTTCCTTCTACCCAGAAACGATCCCCGGGAATAGCTCAGTTAGCGCCCAAATCAGAGCATCTGCACGATTCGGCGATCTCTCCCCGATATAACCAACGGTGGAGAATGAGACAAGCTCATCTTCAAGATCGCGAAAATACCCTACATGTCTAACTTTCCCCTGCTCATATAGAGCGCTAATAGGCTCTGCTCTAACAGCCTTCCCCCGTGTTGCTGTTACCGCCCTGTAAGGAACGCGGCGCGCCCCATTCTCTCGCCGACATGTCTGGATAGTATGCTCCACCATCGCACCACCGTAATTAGTCTCTCCGACGATGCAATCAGCCGCCTGACGGTCATAAGCATCTGTGGCTATTTTCCCCCACGTCGCTGGTCCAGCCTTTACCGTGCAATCCTCAATCAGGTACGCATTGCCATCCGTCCCAAGCCCAGCTACAACTATTCCGATCGCATCATTGTCTGCGTTGTCAACATCCCCAGAACCGCTAGGGTCAACTGCGACAACGACTCGCACAAAATCAGGCACGGAGCCATCAAGCACGCGATACGTTTCAATACTGTCGTCGGAGAATAGTGCGTTAGGAGTGGCCTCCGCAAACTCACCATCAAGAAATCGCTTCCGAAGCCTTGCACTCAGGTTCTGAAGCGTCTCTAGATAACCTGCGCTTACATTATCTCGATTGTCTGCCGGGTTGATCTTGAAGTATGCGTAATCCTGTTGATTACGCAATGGCTGCTTTGTATCCGGATCAATTTTCTGGACGAATAGCTTATAGCTCCAATGTGATTTGCTCGGTGGATTTTCATCGTAGTACATGCGCGGCTTTAGCGGAGTCGGCTCCCTTCCATCAATCTCTTGCATGACATGCTGCGCGAGGCGCGTCACAGCAATATCACGGCTTGATTGTGGGATTTGCGAGCATTCATTTAGGTAAATGGTCACGAATTCCATGCCTAGGATTTTCTCGGCGCGCTCTTTGTCGTCCAGCCCACCAAACCAGATTTGGCTCCCATTCTCAAAGGTCACAACCAAATCAGCCTTGTTAAGCTCATATTGCACTCCTGGGAACGCAAGAGACATGACCTTTGGGAAGGTGTCCTGGACAACTGAACTTTTGCAGGCGTTGAAGCGAAACCTGAATATCGCGTGCCTACTTCTCGGGGCCTTGAGCGCGCGGAACACCACATTGCGCACCAAAAGAAACGTCTTCCCGCTTCGGCTCCCGCCGATCAGCAGAATATGAGTAGCTGGGCCAGCGATGACCTTCTGCGCTTCTTGTTGCTTCGCTGTGAGCTTCACCGCGCAGCCTTGCGTTTATTACAAGGCCAGCAAATGGGCCGCAGATTGCTATGCGCAAGTGCCAATTCAGGGTACTTTGAGCGCGGCTTTACATGATCCACTTGTGTTGCCTCTGCGGTGCATATATAGCAGATGCGCCCATGCTCCAAAAACACCTTTTCTCTGGCCTCTTTCCATTCAGGGCTCTTGAGGAATGCAATCCGCGCAGCCGCTCTTTGCTTGGCCGGGCTGCGCTTCTTCCTCTCTACCTCCGACTTCTGCCATGCGGCATAGTCGGCATCCGCCTTTTCCACCCTGCTAGCAACCTTCTCCAGCAGTGGTGGGCATAAATAGATGCTGATACTCAAAGCGTCTCGTCTTGACTGCTTGCGACGATTCGCAGAGGGCCACCACCCTCGCCAGTCAGTTCCACCGCACTTAGGTCCGGCAAACTCTTGCGCAGAAGTATCTCAATAGCCTTGATTTGAGTCACGCTTAATTCCAAATCATGAAGTGCATGATCTGTAAGCCTATTTATTAATTGACTCGCTTGAATCTTGGCCCTTACATCGTCTTGATGTAATCGCCCCATTGGTCTACCTACTTTAGCCATTTTAACTGCCTTTCGCCGCGCCGAATTTACTCGTCCGCGTCAGCATCCACAGCAAGATTCCGGCCGCCACGGGGCGCATTTTGAATGGTGGTCGGTGCATCATTCCTCTTTCTCCGATGCATTGAGAAGGGCGCAGACTTTTTCCGCGCACTCTTCCTTCGCCTTGTCGCTACCAAAGTCACCCACCAGCTCAATGGCTGCGTCTACAGGCATTGCTTCATTTCTGATTGCGATTCGCCCGTACCACTTTTCCACTTCCCAGACTCCAGGCTTTAGCATTTCTTT